ACCAACAACTGTAGAAGCTAGTTGTGTGCTAGAAATATACCCTAAATTTCCTAACCCTGTTACTGTTGATAATAGTTGTGTGCTAGAAATATACCCTAAATTTCCTAACCCTGTTACTGTTGATAATAGTTGTGTGCTAGAAATATATCCTAAATTTCCTAGACCAGTATTTGTTGATTGAGTTGTTATACCTAACCCTGTTACTGTAGAAGTTAGTTGTGTGCTAGAAATATATCCTAAATTTCCTAGACCAGTATTTGTTGATTGAATTGTTATACCTAATCCTGTTACTGTAGAAGCTAATTGTGTGCTAGAAATATAACCAAATGTTCCAAGACCAATTATGGTAGAAGTAATAGATGTTTGTCCAGCACCAGCACTACTAATATAAATATCTCCTAATCCAGTTACTGTTGATAATAGTTGACTGGAAGAAATATAACCAAATGTTCCTAATCCAATTATAGTAGAAGTAACAGAGGTTTGCCCAGCGCCAGCACTACTAATATAAATATCTCCTAATCCTGTTACTGTTGAAGTAAGTTGACTAGATGAAATATATCCTAGATTTCCTAAACCAATAGATGTAGAAGTAATAGATGTTTGCCCAGCGCCAGCACTACTAATATAAATATTTCCTAGACCTGTTACTGTTGATAATAGTTGGCTAGAAGAAATATAGCCAAATGTTCCAAGACCAATTATGGTAGAAGTAGTGTTTGGTTGAATAATAGAATTTATTCCTTGAAAACTTGATAATAATTGACTACTAGAAATATATCCAGCAGTTCCTAATCCATCAATTGTAGAATTTGTATTTGGTTGTATAAATTTAGGAATACCAGATACAGTAGAAGCAAGTTGGCTAGAAGAAATATATCCAGAATGAGATAAATTAACTAAAGTAGAAGCAAGTTGTGAACTAGAAACATAACCAATAGTTCCTAATCCTCTAACAGTTGATTGTAATGAAAAAGAAGATATATATCCTAGATTACCTAATCCAATAATTGTAGAAGTAACACTAGTTGCTGTTCCTAGACCATTCACAGTAGAAGTAAGTTGCGATGTAGAAATATATCCAGCACTTCCTAAGCCAACTACAGTAGATGTTAAATTATTTAATGTTACTGAACCCGCAGTAGATAAATAGCCGAGATTACCTAATCCAGCTAATGTAGATTGGAGACTCTGTGTTGATATATAACCAATAGTTCCTAATCCTCTAACAGTGGAAGTAAGTTGTGGAGTTGATATATATCCCAGAGATCCAAGTCCTGTATTTGTAGATATGAGAGCATAGATAAATGTAGAAGTATTAGAAGAATTTCCTAAAATATTTGTTCCAGTATTTATCCAACTACATGTTTTTTCTTTGAGTCTTGTTAAATATTGTGATGTAGAAGAATCGTATGATGTAAAAGCACCAGCAACTAGAAATTGATTGTAAGTTTCTGGATAAATATCATATACAGAATTATTGAATCCATAAATTACTGGAAAATCAGTCAAATAATTCCCATTTGAATTAACACGTGTTATATAATGATTTGAATTTCCTTGATAAGAAGTAAAATCACCACCTATTATAAAATTATTTGATAAATCTACAACAGTTTTTCTAACAGCATTATTAAAAATAAATCCTACATTATTACATACAGAACCATTTGTAAATATTTCAATGGCATAATTTGCCGAGGTTCCATTATAGGATGTAAAAGCACCATTTATTAATAAGTTTGAATTTACTAATGTTTTAATAAAATATACTGAATTATTAAACCCAGTTCCGCCTTGAAATATAGTATTTTCTAATGTAGCATCTGATAATAAATGTGCTATATTATTTGATATTATAATAGTGTTATAAATACCAAAGGACCCTCCTACAAATATTGAACCATCACTTTGCAATGCGATTGTATAAATCGGTCCATTAAACCCTAATCCAATATTAAATGTTGGATCATAAAATCCACCAGATGTTAAACGAATTAGATAAGGACAATTATAACTATCATAAAAATTGAAACTACCACCAATATATATTTTCCCATCAGTATTAATTACAATAGAGTTAACGGGACCATCAAAACCTGGCAATGAATTGAATGTAACATCCACGCTGCCATCAGAATTTAATCTTATAATATATTGATAAGTGCTTCCGTTAAAAGAATTAAAATCACCGCCAACCAAAATTTTATCATCACTTTGAATTGCTATTGTTTTTACAATTGAGTTAAACCCAGTTCCTATATTAAAAGTATTATCAACTGTTCCATCATTATTAAAACGAATAATATAATTATATGTAGAACCATTATAAGCAGTAAAATCACCACCAGCAATAATTTTTCCAGTAGATTGTTTAGCAATAGTTCTTACAGCTCCATTGAGTTGTGTGGCCGTAAAGGACCCATCAATTGCTAAAGCAGGGCTTGATCTCCATAATTCTCCATCTGAACCAATAAACAACCCATAAACACAAGGATCCGCACCAGCAATATTTGGATCTGTATTAATTCCATCCGAGTAATAATATAAAGTTTTTCCAGTAGGCCCTGTAGGTCCTATTGGTCCTTGTGGGCCTGGTGGACCTTGAAAACAACCACATTGACTTAAAACTGTTTTTGCTTTATGGATTGCTGTAAGCTGTGATGCTTGCATTACTCTACTTTTGGATGTATTTGTTTATTTTACACAAATAATACTTACTTAAAAGAGTATTAATAGTATGTTTTAGGCGATAGTGGAAACACACCGCCTAATTTGGTCTCTTAGTATATCGGTAATTACATTGGACTTTGATGATAATATCATAGTAATCCAAGAAGCCCAGTTCGATTCTGGGAGGGACCTTTTATAACTCTTTACCCCCATAGCGTAGTGGATAACGCGTTTCCCTTCTATTGCGTAATATAGGAAAAGGTCGTAGGTTCGAGTCCTACTGGGGGTGATATCCGCAAGGATATTTTTTATATAGTATTATCTATATGAAAAATATCATTTTCTTCAGGACTAATTTAATTCTTCTTTTATCTCATATATACAAGATGGATTAAAATTATTTATTTTTTCATTACTATATCCTTTACAATTCATCATTAATTCTACACCACTTTTATATAAAATACGCTTACTTGAGTGACTATGTCCGCATATCCATGCTTTTAATGATTTTGATTGTAAATGTCCAGATAATTCTGTATAAAATAAATAATTTCTTGGATCATTAATATATTTTTCATTAATTAATAATTGTGATGGTAAATAGTGTGTTAAAACAATTGTTTTTCTACCTTGTTCTTCTAATAATTCTAGACGTTTCATTAACCAATAACAATGATCTTCATGTATATCATTTATATCTTGTGGTGTAAAACGTCTACTGCCGTCAATACTTATATAATTCGTATCATTTAGATATGTCAAACAATCTACATATTTATAACTTGGTATATATACCCATAATGTACATCCTAAAATACTATAATTTGTATTCGGAATGTCAAATTGTTGTTTCTGTAGATAATGAACATTTGGATAATTCTTAAATAATATTTCAATATATTCTTCAGTTTGTTTTATAGAACATGGAGCATTATACTTCCATTTTGTATGTATTTTATTATAATAGTCATGATTACCCGTTACATAAAATACGTGTAACCAGTTTTTAGAGCAATAATCAATAAACTCTTTGAATGTTTGTGATTTAGGATATCCAATATCTCCACATAATGCTAAATAGGGAGCATTTGGTATAAGAAATTTATTATAATCTATAGAATTCATTGTTTCAAGATGTATATCACTTACATATTGTATATTCATTCTATAAAGAAGGTATAAACAAATTTTTATATACTATAATAGATAAAATGGGTACAAGAGGATATTATATATTCAAATATAATAATAAATATTATATATTTTACAATCATTGGGATTCATATTTTTCTAATTTAGGGGCCTTGATTATAAATGAATTAAAAACAATTGATACAGAAATTATGAAAATATATATTGATAGAATCAATGAAGATGATATTACTGATGAAAATGGCGGGAAAGATTATGAAGGTTTAATGAAAGCATTAGAAAATCCTGAAAAATATTATTTAGAAAATATTCTTAATGAAGAACCAGAATTATATTTTGATATTGAATATATATATATTATTGATTTAGATAAAAATATTTTTAAAGTAAAATATAATGATGAAAATGGAAATGTTCAATGTAATCGCTTTAATTTAAATTCTATTCCAGAAAATTGGATTGAGTTATGTAATTAAGGTCTAAAAAACTTTATATATATATATATAGGTATAAAATGGATCATGGTGGATTAACGCAACTAGTAGCGATTGGTGCTCAAGATAATGTTATGTTTAATAAATAATAAAAGAGCAGCACAACAATATTTTGAATTACCCTTTAATACATCTCCACAATTTAATACACAAGTAAGATGTAATATTGTAAAATATGCTGATACAGTTAATTCATTTAATATGGCTCCATTACCAGTAGGATGGAGATATAAAAGATGTTGGACAACACATTTGATTAAAACATGTTATATTACAATTGGTGGAGAAATTATATGGAAATCCAGTAAGGAATGGCAACAAATGAATAATCTTATTTTTGAAAATAAAGATAAAGAACTTATATTTGATTATGATGCTGACACAAGAACTATCTTGTCTAATGAAGAACATGAAGTTATTGTAGAACCAATTAATCTAAAAAATGCTATAGTATCAGGTTATGGTATTCCAATAATTTGTCTACCATATAGCGAAGTACATTTTATTATTGAATTTGGTTCGCTTATGGATTGTATTGAATCTTATAATACCAATCCTTTACCATTAAATCCTCATCATAATATGTATATGAATAATTGTACTCTTATAGGGTTATATACATATTTAGATATTGATGAAAGAAGAATATTAGCAACTCGTCAATTTCCTGCTGGAAAAATAACAAAACACAATAATACGTCTTATCAAATTACTACAAAAGCAAATAGATATGCTAACATTTATCAAAACCTACTTTGTTCAGCAGTATACATCCATATTACAGATATAAATGATAATGAACTTCCTAGGCAAATACTTAAAAATATAAAGGTGAAAATTAATAATAGGGAAAGACATAATTATTCTGGATTACAATCACGCCATCAAATAAGAAATAATCTACCACATCCCACAAAAACAAATAATAAATCCCAAAACTTATATTATATTTCCTATTGGCCTGGAAGAACAAATGAATTAGGAGCAGAACAAGGATTAAATCTATCAAGAATAGAGATTTATACAATGGAATTTGAATATGAAAACTGGGTACCAAATGATTTACAATTCAAAATTAGCATAAATCACAGAACTCAAAATATCTTGCAAGTTGAGTCTGGAATGGCTGGAATAAAATATGCTTTTAATAATTGTAATTTTCTTATGTTACAAGCACCCCCAGAAATACCAGCACCTCCAACAGGGCCAGGTCCAGCACCAGTGCCACCGCCAGAGCGAATGCTTCAATTTCCAAATACAACTCAACAAATTCAAGTAAATGCTGATGATACGTGTATGATTTCACACAATACTTTTAGAGAAGGAGAATCTGTAGATCAGTGTAAGCAATGTAATAAAGTATTCACAACTATTATGTTATCACAATGGTTATCTACAAGAAATCGCCATCAACATAAATGCATTCATTGCTCACAAGTATATAATATCAATACATTTATAAGAGGAAAGGCACATATAGTTGGGCCTCTTTGAATGTTAGATGGAATATTTGGTAGGAATGTAAATGCATATATAGATTCATATTTATTTAAACATAAATAAATATTAGTTATATAATGAAAGAAACATATTTAATTAACACTAGTTGGGGTAAATTTAAAGTAAAATATAATGAAGATTCAATATCATTAGGAGGTTCAACTATATGTATTACAATATCATCAAACGGAAATATTGGATGGTTCGAAACTACGAGAGGAGGATGTGAAATTAATAATAAAGAAATAAAAGTATATTTTGTTAATTTAGCAATAACTATTTTTCATAAATATTTTCCAGATATAAAATATATAACTCTATCTGATGGTAGTTCATATAATTGTATTCTTCCCGATGGAGTTAAAAAAAGAATAAATTTAATGTATGCTAATTTATTATTTCATGGTAAAACATATTATGAAGAAAAATATGGAGCAACATTATTATCTGATGATGATATACCTCTTTTAGAAAAATTTAAAAATAATAGAAAAGATTCAAAATATAAACCAAAAACATTTAATTTTGAAAATAAATCATTGAATGAAATATTAACTCCATTATATGAAAAAACAGATACATGGGAGGATTTTTTTAAACTTATTCAAGATAAATATAATAAAAGAAAATGTGAAGTAATATATCCTTGGTATAAAAAAACGGTATTTGAATTAATTGGAACAAAATCTATATCTGAATATTGGAAAATTGATATTCATAATATAAATAAAATAGAATATAAAAAAATAAAAGAAGGTGGAAATAAAACTTTAAAAAAAGATAAAAAATATAGAGAAATAGAATATCCTTATTTTGATGGATTTAATAATGAGAATTTAAATTATACAAAGAAGTATTTATTTTTTTGACTTTGCTCTTTTTCTTCTATCCTTCAAGGTTTGTAAGAATTTTGAAAGATATGTTAGGGCTTGTGCTTTTGTAAAAATTGATTATATGTTTAAGTGTTTTTAATTAATAGAATGGAATCTGATATAAAATGTACTAATTATATAATTTGTAAATCTTAGATCTAACTTATGTATTAGTTGTGATACTATATTTGAAGCAAAATTACAATTTATTGATAATTGTAAAGATAAAGATGTATATAAAAAAAGAAAGTGAAACTAAAACAAAATTTCTACTGTTCCACTGTTCTACTGTTCTACTGTTCTACTGTTCTACTGTTCTACTTTTAATATTATTTAATTCTCGTAAATGAGTTTCAACATCAAAAGGTGGTATTCTTAATTCAGCAGTTACATTTTCAATTTCATATATAACATTATTTATAGAATTATAATAATATGATGAACAATTTAAATAATCTGATTGGAGTTTAATAACATCTCCTAACGTTTTTACAATATTTTTGATTTGTTCTAGCATATCTTTTTGTTTTAAAGATTTTTGTAAAATCTCAGCAGGTGTAAGAGGGAGTGGTTCAAATGTTGCGTATTCATTATTCATTATGTATTATTCTTTAAAGCATAGTATATCTTGCTTTAAATAACCATATCTTCAGGCATTCTTATTTTTTAAAGCCAAGCGTTTTCTTCTATCCTTCAAGTTTTGTAAGAATTTTGAAAGATATGTTAGGGCTTTTTCTTTTGGGTCTTTTTTCTACCTAATCTTTTATAATAGCTTTCTTCTTTAGTCTCTGTGTTCTAACTTTAAGAGTATTCAAAAGTTTTGATAAATATTCTAATGCTTTTTCTTTTGGATCTTTTTTTACATCTATACAAAGTGTTTCAAGTTCTTCTTTTGTAAATACTTCTTTATAAGATTCATAAAATTCTTGTTCTTTATTATTAAGAATTGTATAATAAAGTCCTAATGCCTTCCATACTTTACGATTTTCTGGTTTAATTTGAAGCTCTTTTATTTCTTTTTTTAAAAATGGAATAGTATTAAAATATTCTGTGTTCTGCCAAATAGTGGCGATTTGCTTACATTTCTCTTTAAAAACATTTAATTCCATCTCACCTTTCATAATATTACAAGAGCCACAACAAGGTTTAACATTATCAGTAGTATATTTACGAATTGTATTATCTACTCTGTCTAAACCAATTCTTCCTATTGATGAATAATTACATAAATAACATGGTTGTTTTAATATATTGTCCCATTCTTCTTTTGTAATTTCAAATTCCATATTTCTTTTTTCTATACTTAGTTTTTTATATGTATTATAATGATTAATATTTTGTGAATAATATTTATTCCATTTCGAATAAAAGTCTTTCGTTGGAATTTGTTCTAGACCTATAATTTTACATTTTTCTAGAAAGAATAAAGGATGATATGCCATTTTCATACGATTACACATTTCACAACAAGATACTGTATTTTCTTTTGTATATCCTTTCGTATTGTCCACTCTATCAATTCCATTTACCTCAATATCTTTTAAATAATGACAATAAAAGCATTCCTTATCTACTAATTCACTAAATTCTTCAAACATAAGTTTAAAATCATAATCTCTTTTTAGTGCTCCCTTTATATAATCTTTAAAATATTTTTCTTTATTTCTAAAATTTTCATTTTTATAATTTCTTTCTCGTGTTCTTTTTAAATCTTGATTATGTTGAACTGTATTACAATGATTACAACGTTTAGATTCTTGGTTATTTAATGTTTTAAATGTATTATATTCCTTTCCACAATCTACACAAATTCTTTTATTAGAGTTGGCTTCTTTTAATACCTTATGAAGTTCTTTTCGTTTATCAAAACGTTCCTTATCTTTTTGTCTTTCTTTTTCTAAACATTCTTCACAGCTTTTCTTTTTCCCATTACAGATATTAAAACATCCTCTTGCTATATCACAATATTTAAATCCTTTTTCTTTTTCTTCAATATAATAAATATCTCTTTCATGCTTTTTACAGAAATCAGTGCCACTTGTATGATGTTTACATCCTTCATGCTTACATAATTGTTTTCCTTCATGTTTCTTTTTTAAACAATCAGCACATGTTACACCATCTGTAATAGTATTATTACAACCTCTAAAGAAGAATCTACACCATTGTTTTCCTTCTAGAACACCATCATCATAAGTTTTATTGCGTTCATGACGACCACAATAACCATTGTCTAATGGTGGAAATTGACATGATTGTCCTTTTCTAGGACCTTCTTGAATAATGGCTTTACATGCCGGGATTGTTTGGGTATCCATTTCTAAAATAGATACGTTATTTTTTTTTAAATGGTTTAATTTTTTTTAAATTTGTGTATATTATTTTCTTTAGATGTAACCCATTCTAAATTGCTTATTACATTATTTGTTCTGTCTTTATCTTTATGATTAACTTGTGGTTTATTATAAGGATTTGGTATAAAGGCTAACGCAACTAATCTATGAATAAATAATTTATTATTCCAAATATTAATTATTTTATAACCAGATTCATTTAAATAACCTTCTGATATACGGTTTTTTGGTGTTTTTATTCTGCCATATGATGAAACATAATAATTTATTTTATTATCAATAAGTTCTGGATTTATTTCTATCCATTCTTCATTTTTAATATCATCTTTATTATCATATTTCCATTTAAATCCATATGCAGATTTATTTTTTCCTGTTAAAGCATTTCTAATTCTTCCTATTAAATTTTTGATTGTTTTATCGTTTATTTCTTGTATTTTTGTCAAATTATTATCAAATAACCATTTTGTAGCTAATATTATTGAATCGTATTTCTCTAAAATCATATTATCCTTATTTAATCTTAATATTTCTCTTCTTCCTGACCCAAATCCAAATTTAATTTCTTTTTTCGTTTCATTTTTATGTGCATGTTGTTCTTTCATTGTATACCATTCTAAATTATTTACATTATTATTAATTCTATTTTTATCTTTATGATTAACTGTAGGTTTATTTTCTAAATTTGGTATAAATGTTTCAGCTACTAAACGATGAACTAATTTATTAAATCTTTTATTATTATCTCCTTTTATACTAACACTTTTATAACTAGACATATTAACTTCTTTAATTATTCTATTTGTTTTTATATTTTTTATTACACCATTATTATTTATTATATAATTACTAAATCCATTTATTCGTTTCCATTCTTCTTCCATATTTAACTAAAATATATAATTTTTAAATTATATATTTTAATTTTTAATTTTTTTTAATTTACTACTTATTTAATTTACTTATTTAATTTACTTATTTAATTTACTTATTTAATTTACTTATTTAATTTACTTATTTAATTTACTTATTTAATTTACTTATTTAATTTTTTATATTAAGGATACTACTACAACTAAACATACATTAAGATGCTTAGTTGGAATAGGCCAGCGCTGGTTCCGCAGTAATAAATTACTACTCTATCAACTCTCCTTCAATACACAATAACAAGTATATTGAATTCCTCTGATAGACTACATCTCTGTAGGGGCCGACTATATCTTAGGATGATTACTCACCCCACCGACATTTAGTCTGTGAACTGCATCCATGGTCTTACGACTTTAGGACTTGGCTGCGGATTAACTCTATTCATAACGTTCTTACCATACCCATGAATTTCTCCCTGGTGTTACTGGGCAGATCTTTCGACCCCAGAACGGTAGTTATGACTTAGCAAGTACTCCCCGCAATTTGACGGTGTTGCCCATTGTTCTAACCTCCATAAAACAATTGTTATTGGACTAGCGACTCCTTTTTCGAATCACTATTGGCAGCATGGTGTTTTCTAAGTGGTTATGATACTATTAATATCATGTACCCACTTCCTTAATTAGAAAACGAGATTCCGCCCATTCCACTCATCACCCTTAGCACATTGTAATTGGTCGCAAAGACATATACTTGTGCTGAAGATGTGGTACCAACAGTGTTGTTAGACACTGTGAGTAATAGTGTAGTGTTATCAATACGTGATAAGTTGCATGTGCCAGTGGGCTGGTGTGTCTCAGGCTGGAGAGCGAATGAGTACACATTGATACCGACGGCGGGCACATTGGTGTGGTGCTGGAAGGGCTGGACTTCGTTGAAGTAGCGGCCTTCGCGCACTTGGAAACGATCGTGACCGTTGAGCTGGAGTAAGGCTGTGACCACGGGATTGCGGCCAGCCATGCCCTCCACACGAGTCACGGAGTAACCAGACTCGAGCACTGAGCGATCCCACCAGTCAGAGAAGTTGAAAGGCTGTTGTCCCTTCCAAGGGTTGATCACGTTATCATCGCACGCCACGAAGCTATCACGTTGGACAACCCACACAAGTTCCTTACAGGGGTGATTGAAGTTGAGCTTGAGCTTGTTGGAGCTGGATGTGATTGACTCAGCGCCAGTGAACTGCAGAGTCTCAATGAGGTATTCATGTGAGACTTGCGCAAACTTGCGGCGTTCATCAGTGTCTAGGTAGATGTAGTCAACATACAGAGAAGCGGCCTGTAAGTTGGCGTTGTTCACACGATCACGGATGGTGTGAGGGTTAGAAAGCTGAGGAGTGATGTCCCAGCATAAGTTGCGGAGATCATTGAACTCCAGATTGATTCGCACCTCGTGATACTGGAGAGCGATCAGGGGGAGAGCCAGACCAGGGTTGCGGCAGAACCAGAACTGGAGAGGAATGTACAGAGTGTAGCCAGGGGCGCAGTTCACCACCTCATTGAGAGAGTTGGGTTCGCCACCAGCGCAGTCATCATCGCAGGCCTCGCCACCTTGCACAAGTAAGTTGGTGAGCACGGGCACATTACCAACCATCTTGGCATAGCCACCTTGTTTGCCGGCCTCTTGTGTGAGCTCATTCCAAATGTGGAGCCAGATGCCATAGTGCTTGTCAATGCGTTGGCCACCGATTTCAAGTTCAACGGACTTTACTAGATTGTGCCCAACCCAGTTGAGCCAGCGGAACTGGGCACCAGAGCCATCGCCGGCCTGGAGAGTTACCTGGGGCAGAGTAGCCTGGAGGTAAATGCGGTGGATTAAATCACCATTGCGTTGAATGGTGCATGTCACACGCTTGCCAAAGCCAGGGGAACCATTGAAAGGATTCTCAATGGATTCCATGGCGAAGTTAGTGTGACGACGGTACACTTGCTTGAAAAAAGTAATCTGAGGGTTACCTGTAAGGTAAACATCCTGGGCACCATAGGCAACGAGCTGCATCAAACCACCACCTGTCATTTTCTATACCCTTCATTTAGAAAATAATTTTAGAAGAACGCAGATTTTTGTGCCGGGAAGGTTGGGTCTAAAACCCTAGTAAAATGTTATTACATGATTGCAAGAGGTGCTAAGAAAAATACTTTAGAAACACGAACTACATTAGATACTTTACATAATCTACAAATTCAAAAAATGGGTGAAAATGAAAAAGACTTATATATTTTAATAAATGAAAAAGAAGAAATAGAATCTAAAATAAATTCTATAGAAAATGAAATTATATATGACCAATTAGAACATCGTTTAAAATTTTTAATAAATGAAATTAATTCTAGAAAAGAAAAAAATGAATTTTTAGATTATTATTTAGATACTGGAGATATTTTATATAATTATTATGATCTTCAAGAAAAAATACAAGAAGGTACATTAGTAGCAAGCAATAAAAAGAAAATTGGTGCTATCTTTGATATACTAGATAAAGCAAATGAAGATAACGCTATAACATCTGGAAGCGAAGAGAAATCTAGAAACGAAGAGAAAGTTAAACATCCTATACAAAATAGTATATCTCGTGATAAATTATTAGAACAATATTTAAAAAAGGTTCATCCAGATAGTGTTAAATCTTCAACAAATATTTCTGATGATTGTTATGGCGATTGTCCTCAGTGTGAAAAAGAAATGGTATTTTCAACAAATGAAGCAGTTTTTACATGTGTAGAGTGTGGATTTCAAGAATTTGTATTAATAGATTCTGATAAACCATCTTATAAAGATCCTCCGCGCGAAGTTTCTTATTACGCATATAAACGTATTAATCATTTTAATGAATGGCTTGCACAATTTCAAGCAAAAGAATCCACTGAAATTCCACAAGATGTTTTTGATCAAATTCTTATTGAATTAAAAAAAGAAAGAATTCTTGATGTTCAAGGAATTAAACAAACAAAAATACGTGAGATTCTTAAAAAACTAAAACTTAATAAATATTATGAACATGTGCCTCATATTATTAATAGATTAAATGGACAAAATGCTCCCATTATGAATAGAGAAGTTGAAGAAAAATTACGCTATATGTTTAAAGAAATTCAACCCTCTTTCCAAAAACATTGTCCTCCAGATAGAAATAATTTCTTATCATATTCATATGTATTATATAAATTTTGTGAATTATTAGAATTAGATGAATATTTACCTTGTTTTCCCTTATTAAAAAATCGTGATAAATTATATGCTCAAGATAAAATATGGGAACATATATGTAGAGAGTTGCACTGGCAATATTTGCGTAGTCTTTAGTAATTTCTACTGAAAAGGATATAGCGCAATATTACCAGGGTCTTCACCAGTCATATCCCATACTTCTTTTCTTACAACTTTTGGATATGTTTTCGTGTAATAATCTAAATCTTCTTGTGTGGGAACATGAGAAGACGCAAGTTGAACTAAAGTGCCTGGTGAAGTTGCGCCAAATTGCTCTATTTTTCTTGAAATGTTAATTGCTATAGCAATAAATACTATGGTTATTAGTATAGCAATACAGAATTTGTTAAATTTTTTCATCTACTTTAGTTCCGGAAATTCTTAAACTTTCATAGGAAAGCCGACAAGGTTGGCACCTAACCCTAGACCAGCACCAGATCGTGCGCTGAAAGCAATAGAGGGGGATACTAAGTCTAACACAGCAAACACAACCGCCGCAGTAACACCTAGACAAACAACATCACGTAAATCTAAAGATTTCTTGGGAATGAAGATGGCAACAGCAGCAATGGCTAAACCTTCCACTAAATACTTGATCACACGGTTTACAACTTCAGTGGCGCTATTCATTTCTATATTGCTTAAAGGTTTTATTTCTTTAAAAACTATATGTCTGATCCGGTTGAAGTAACTCTAAAGCCGGATGAAGTTATTCCGGGACAAGAATATTGTTTAGTAAGTTTTGTTTCCCCTGAGAATGTATTGAAGAATAAAGATGTTTTCTTTTTTCAAGAGTTTGTAAATCAATTTGAAGTATCATTTAAGACAAAGATTTTAGAGGAATTTTTAGCAAGTCGTGTAAATTCTATTAATACAGCTTTAGAAACTCACGCAGCAGAGTTTGAAAAGTTAGATTTAAGTGGAGTTGCCCAAACTTGCCGGAATTCAAAACTCCGTGTTGATGAAACACTAAATGCCCTTCAAGACTTTTCTAAGAAAAATCTATCTGAATTATCTTATGATAAGATGAAGGATAATTATGACACTTTTATGTATAATAATAGCAAGCGTTTAGAGAATGATTTTTATGTTAAAAATGATTTTACTACAACTGTGCGGAGTTTGAAGATTCGTGGTTCTTACAGTTCTCAAGAAGAGGCATCACATTTTGCAAAGAAACTCCAGAAGAAAGATCCTTATTTCAATATTTATTGTGTAAAGGTTGGGCAGTGGTTACCATGGGATCCTCAGCCTTCTGAGATCAAGGATCAAGTATATCAAGAAGAGGAATTAAACACACTTATGAAGAAGTATAGAGAAAACGAGGATGCTCGTGAAGAGTTTCATCGTGAAACAAGAAATAGGAATAAGAACCAAAATATTGCCGGGTCTTCTTCTACGCACGATACGCTCTTTAATGGCACTGGCGATTTAGCAATCCAACGTAAGATTGAATCTGCTTCTAAGCAGTAGTTGTGGGAGGATAAATAGGATGGCATGTGTTAGATTGGCAAAACTGTCCTTCAGCACATGTTATTCCTAAACAATCAACATTACGATATCCCTCATATGCATAATACGCAGAATACGCTAATACAGCAAATACAAAGAGTAATGTAATAACTAAACCAAAAGGAGTTTTACGTGCCATCTAGTATTGGTTAAGGAAATACCGGAAGCATTGTTGGTTTTAATCTAGGAACCACATTTTGCTCACAGAACCCATTTGAACACATATAACCAGTAGGACATTTATTAGGATTTAAACCAAGTTTTTCAACACCGCATGGTATTGGTTGTTGAAATCCTTCAAGTGAATTCTGAAATCCTTCAATGCGTAAATATCTATCTGCCAATAATAATACAAAACCAATAATTATTAATATTAATAAATCGGAAAAATGAAAGATCATCTACTATATCTTTTTGATTATATCTTTTTGATTATATCTTTTTGATATTTATCATTGGTCCTTTTAATCTACGAGAAGCATTTGGATCGTAAGTATCTTCTTCTTCTTTTCTTTGATTTGCAGAATGTTGCCAGAATTCTGGAGCACCAATACGAAAATCTCCATGTATATTTGCCTTATACCAATATACAGAATCTTCTAATTTACCACTTTGACTTGTATTATCAATAATTAAACATTCGTAATTTTGTGTACATTGATCCATAACTTGACAGAAAAATTCAAATGTTGGAAAAGCAGAAGCATAATTATCATAAATACGTCTGCGATTTGACATATAGGATTCTCGTAAAATAAATACATAATCTACATTTGTTCGTAATGCTGGTTGAATACCAAGAGGATATTGCATAGTAATAATAAAGAATACCTTGAGCCAACGGCCGTTCATGAAAAGATAACGAATATTTTTATCGTGAGTCCAAGAATCATCATACATACAATCATCAAGAATCATAAATGAACGAGGATCAATGCGACTTTGAATACCTTTATCTTTATCTTGTTGAATTTTCATCATCATCATTTTTTGGCGTTTACAGAAATTTGCTAGAATTATTGGATTATATTCACCATGAATAAAAATTGGAGGAATCATTTTAGAATAAAATCCATTTGATTCTTCAGTTCCCGAAATTGCTGTGCCAAGAGGCATATCTTGATGATGATATAATAGATCTTTTACAAGAGTTGATTTACCGGTTCTTCTTCTTCCAATAAAAACACACACGGCATCTTGTTGAATTTTTCTCATATCAAACTTCTTCAACGATACATTCTTAATATCTCCGGACATCCTTCTTATATATATACTCTAGAAAAATGCGGATATGAACGAACGAAGCAATCATAATTTAGAAAAGATGGAAATACAATACGGGTTATTCAAAGGGATTGAACTACCAAAACTAAAATATATGAATTATACAATTCCAAATGAATTAACAAAGTTGAAAAATTATTATAATTTAAACACCTATATTCCTCTTATGAAACAACTTTTTGGAGATATTTCTGGAGATATCACTTTTGAAAATAATTATATTATTCAAAAAATTATAGAAAAAAATGGTAGTTATTATTTAAATAACGACACTAAGGAAGTATATCTAAAAGTTACTCATTTAATGGATCCTATTAAAGTTGCCAAAGGAGAAAATGATGATATGAGAAAACAAAATCCATGGAATCAAGCATATGTTGAAACTCTAGCAAGTTATATTTTTGGTAAATTACGAAAAGAAGAAATTACTCCTCATTTTAATTTATTTTATGGTGCTTTCACCGCTTTTGCCAAATGCTATAATTTTAATATTACGGATGATGTTGAATCATATAGAATGTATAGGTGGTTTTGGAATAACATTGAAAATAAAAAAATAAAAATTAATATTGATGGAGAGGATGCCGATTATGCAAAAGAAATTTATGATGAAATTATGGTTAAACCAGAATATTGTTTAGACAATGATGAAACTAAAGATGATAGTATTGAAGAATTAGGTAATTTAATAATTTCAGATTCAAAGGATGGATTAGAATCATTAGAATCTGCTTCTATTAAAACAGATTCTACAAAAAAAAGTTCAGAATATGATGAAGAGGATGAAGATGATTATAAAGTGTATGCTCAATTTGAAAATTTCCCTGTCATGATGATTTTTACTGATAAAAATGAATCTACTCTTGATGATTTACTAGATGATTATGATGAAGTTGGATGTAAGCCAAATAGTAAATTATGGGAAGAAAAATGGTCTGCTTGGTTATTTCAAATTATATCAGCATTATGTGTTGGACAAACATTATTTGGATTTACACATAATGATTTACATTCTAATAATGTTGTTTGGGATAATACAAATATAAAGTTTTTATATTATAAAACAAATGATAATAAATATTTTAAAGTTCCAACATATGGAAAAATTTTTAAAATTATAGATTTTGGAAGATCTATTTTTTCAATAAATGAACAATTATTTATAAGTGATGATTTTTGTGAAGGGAATGATGCGGCTACTCAATATAATTTTCCTCCATTATTCCATAATTCAGAAGAACCAATTGTATATCCAAATCCTTCTTTTGATTTATCACGACTATCAATTAGTATTTATGAATCTATTTTTCCTACACCTCCAAAAGAAAAAGAGGATGGAATCATTATGAACCCTAATGATGAAAATAAAATCAAAGAAACTAATTCAGATTTATTTAATATATTATGGAGTTGGTTAGTTGATGTTGAAGGAAAAAATATATTATTTGATGAAAATAATGATGAACGATTTCCAGATTTTGACTTATATGTTCATATAGCATCAAGTTGTAGAAATTGTATTCCAAAAGAACAAATATATAAAAAACCTTTTATAAAGTTTTTAATAAATTCTGATATGCTTCCAAAAAATGTAAAAGTATATAATTTATATGTTTAAAACTTGGGAACACCTACATGAATTTCAATATCATCAGATGGTGTTACAGAAGTTGGTATATATGATGTTAATGTGCTAATTAATGATGTAGATGACTCTGGTAATAATTGCATGATTAAAACAAATATTATTGAACCAATTATAAAATCTCTTATTAAAGATTTTGTTGTTGGTTTTTTGTTTTCAAGATTATATGTGCTTAATGCTCCTAAAGATGAAATTAAGAAACCTCCAAATAAAATTCCTACAAGATATTGATTCATGTTCTGGATTTGTGTGGGGAAAAAACCACACTTTTTTTACTCCAAAGTTTCAAATTCAACTTCTGTTTGATCCAAATCTTCATATTCATCTAATGAAGTTCCTTCTTCATCTAAAACACGAAATAGTTCATCTTCTTCATTATCTCGGGCTTCAATATCAATTATTTGATCAACTTCGGTAAATTTAACAGATGGTTCTGTTTCAACATTAATAACCGGAGACTCTTCAGATTCTTTTATTGCCTCTACAGCCTCAACTTTTTCTACCACTTCTTCAGCTTCAGCCTTTTCTACAGCTTCAGCCTCAGTCTTTTCAGTCTTTTCAGTCTTTTCAGTCTTTTCAGTCTTTTCAGTCTTTTCAGTCTTTTCAGTCTTTTCAGTCTTTTCTACCACTTCTACAGCTTCTTCAGACTCAACCTTTTCAGTCTTTTCTTCAGACTCAGCCTTTTCAGTCTTTTCAGTCTTTTCAGTCTTTTCAGTCTTTTCATCAGCCTCAGCCTTTTCATCCTTATGTTTATGATCTTCATCCTCTTCATCATCATACTCTTCATCATCCTTCAAATATTCCTTTAATATATTCTTTACTGGTAACATGCCACGAATAGATTGGAGAATACCATCTTGTATAAGTTGTTCAATTTGACGTAAATTCTTTTGACGTTCAATCGGCGTTCCAGATGGTGAAAATAAAAATACATTTGACCATAATATACGAGCGCATTCAATTAATGTATGATGTAAAAAATGGTCTATTTTAGGAATTGTAATTTGTAGTTTCTTTTGTCTTGAAGTTAAACGGATTGCGGATAATACTTTGGTATGCGCAACAAATACAGCACTTAATAAGTCTTCATAATAATCGCAATTAATTTCTTTTATTAAATTATTTATTTCTTTTTGAACCTTTTCATAATTCCATTCAGCAACATTTTTTAAAGAATTTTGAAAACTTAGTAATAGTTTCTTTGGATCTTTTTCAGAGGTTTTTGTCTCTTCTAATAAATTTAAAAAATAGGATGTAATAGCTGGTTGAGAATATTGAGTTAACTGTCTAGTATATTCTCCTTTAGCATCCGCATACACATTAATTCCTTCAGTACCGGGTATATCCATGTTCTTTTAAAAAGTTTTATGTTTTGTTTCAGAACAAACCGCAATAAAATTAGCAAGTTGAATCCATGGCGAATAGCCCGCACCTATTTTTTTTATTACTTCAAGAATGTCTTTATTCCATTTATATTTATGTGCTAATTTAAATATAATTTCATAAGGATCATATCCTTCTTTACGAAGATTAACAATATTTAGATTATCATAATCTAGTATTGGTAATACTTTTATTAAATTATTTTGAATAGCAATTGCCATATTTTTTTGTTGACGAAATGATTCTGTATTATTCATACAAATAGGAATACATCGTGAAAGAATTGGTGGAGATAATTTCCATGGTTCACGAACTTCTAACATAGATGTTACACTCGCACTTGATGTTTCAAGAATTCTTCGTAAAAATGCTTGTGCTTCTTGCGTTAAATCATCTGCTCCCTCAATCCATATATATAATGGTTCTTTTGATCTTACTTGTTGATGAAGAATTTCTCTTCCTTCACGCAAACTTCTATCTATTCGCACATTCCATCTAAAAAGTTTCGCATTATGTTTCTTTGCCTCTTGTCTTATAAAAAAACTTTTTCCTACTCCAGATTCTCCAGATATTATAAATGAATTTTTCTTTTGTTGTTGCATCTAAAAATTAATATAAATTATGTTTAGGCTTATATTACATACCTTTTAACATCTCAGAATAAAGCCTCTCATCATGCTCCGCATTTAATTGTAGATTCTGATTTATCATTAAAGGATTATTTTGAACAGCACTTAGTATTTCTCTCTGGTTGCGTTCCATACTCTGATCTAGCTTCAGTGGAACACGGAAACGAACCGCCCCCAAATCTCCTACACCAGCATTAAAATCTAATGATCTATTTATTGCGTTAGCACGATCATTCACAACATCCGCATCAATCTTCTTTGCTGTTTGATGAACATCGCCAGTAAATATTGCCAATCCTCCATTGCCTGACATCGGTTTACGTCCTTCTGCTACTCGTTCCTTTACAGGATTACTACGCATATTATATGCGGCTTCATGACTGGTGAAATCTTGTTGAGATGCCATTGGAGCACCAAAATATTCAGATTTGGCGGTAATTTGACCTTTCTGTGTAGGTCGTGCGACATCTTCAGGATCATACACTTTTAGACGATTTGGTGCTTCACCAGATGAAGCAATACCCATATAATTCCAGTTTACAGTAGTTTCTTTTACAGTTGTGCGAGCAACATCGTCCGTCCATACTGTTAATGCTGGAGCTCCTTGCGCATATCCAACTGGTGTTCCAGTTTGTCTTATATTGCCAATAGTTTCACCACGGTATGTTGGTCTTGCTTTATCTGTATAATGGGTTGGCACTGCTCCAGTATCAGCGGGTGCCAAATTCAATCCCATTGTTCGTGTTGAAGTTGCTAAACGTTCATTAGGACGAATTTCAATTGATGAACGACCATAATCTGCTTCTGGAGCATCAGTATTATTTGTATAATATTCCGTCATGTTAGCATTACGATAACCAGCGCCACCATATTGTTGTGCCATTGGTGTGCGATAAGAACCAACAACATAAGATTCACCAAACTCTGTTGAAGCAGCTGGACCAATAAGTTCTGATGTTGTATCAGTGCGTGTTGTATATTTCATAACTTGAACTGGACGAGTAGATTCTTTTTGAGCATCTTGAGCAAAAGCACCAATAAATCGTTCACCAGATTCATCAATATAAAATGTATCTGGTTTATATTTTCTTACTTCACCAGAATCTTGTGCAGAATTAGCAACAAATCTTTGACCTGGCACAATTTGACCCTTGTATGTTTGTTTAGGATTATCAGATGTTCTTAAATCATCTGTTTTAGGCATTTTTTCCATCATCAGTTGATTTACTTCAATTTGTTGGAAACCACCTTTACCAGTAGAACCAAACTTTTCACCAACACCAGCACCAACACGAACTGGTTCAAAAGGTTTCTCACCCGCACGATTACGTGGTAAATCTATGCGATCTTCCAAAAAGGCTGTTGAATTTTCTAATCCAAAAGGATTTCCAAAAGGAGTTTGGCCAGTATTAAACATTGTTTCAACCTCTTTCTTTTTAATTTGAGTTACACCAGAACCTGTATAAGAATCAAGAATTCCAGAATTTGTTTGAGGTCCAACATTTTGTCTTACTCTTCCACCAAAAAAAGGAACCATGTTATTATGAGTAAAATCTGATGAAGAAATCTTTTGTCCAGAAAGAGAACTTATAACATCATCGCTCATATAATTTGGATTTTCTTCATTATTATTATAAGATACTTGAGCAGAAATTGTATCAATAGGTTGTGGTGTAGGTTCTGTTTTAGCTGCTGGAGGCACGACTCCCGCAAAAGAAAAGGCATTACCTTTTGGAGCACCACCGGGGTTTGGTTCGCTAGGGTATATTTGACCAAAAGGAGTTTGATATTGTAAATCTAACTCTTGATTACTATCTTTAGAAACAAGTTGAAAACCTTCTTTGTTCTCGGATAATTTAGTTACTAAATATCCAAGACCAACTAATCCAAAAGCAGCTATAGCTTCCATCTATTACTAATGTGTTTTTGCCTTTTCTTTATCAATATCACGAGAAGGTATAAAAAAATCAAAGGGAGTTTCAAAAACTAATTGAGGTTGATGCGGTAATGCTTCCCATCTATTCCATCCAGTCGCTCGTAAAGTACATGGCGGATTTACTAAACGATTGAATAATTGAGGAACAGATTCATCTGGTGGAGCCACATAAGGAGTATTTGTAAATTTATTTGTTGTAGGATTATATTGAATATTATTATTCTTTACACGTGTGCTTAGTCTATTAATATTTTTCAAATCTGATTCTACATCTGTTTTCCAAGCATTTTGAACATAACTACCACCAGATTTTTGAATTCTTGTCGTAGGATCTACTGGAAATGACTCAAAACAGTTAATACCGGGAGCATTTGTATAATATTTTAAAGAATAAGATGTTATACGTAAATCATCTTGAGTATGAAAATCATCCCATTTTGGACGAGTCATATTTCTTAAATGGTCTGGACCTGATGCCATCTCTACACTTAGAAGGAGTTATTATCTTGGGTGTTATTTCTTTAGAACTTGTTTTTGGGCATACATGACTCTTTCTTGAACGATAAAGGAGCAAATACTGCCGGATAAGACCACATTTGAAATTCTTCACGTTTAATTGGAGTAGTATCAACAGTAATCTTATTTTTAGGATTCTTTCGTTCAATAGAATTTAGATTCTTTGGAGGCTGATGCTCACGACTATTTCCCCAAGTAAATGGTCTTGTAATTCCAAGTAAATCTGATTCTAAATCCACACGATTTCCTTTAATTTCATAAGCATCATTTCCGCCTACAATACCAAGTAAATGACGTTTTGGGGTTACATGTTGATATTCTTCAATGACGTAGTTATAATGTTGTTTATTTTCCTCTTTTTCAAACATATGAGAAGTTGGTTTTTCATACGCTTCAAAATAAGAATTGAGGCTAGCCATCTACTACGACTTAATAGTTTGCTATAGAATTTAACAATTCACATCACGAATATAATTGCGACTGGGTAATCCACCATGAATCCATCCGGGCGAAGCAACTTCAGGGATTAAATTTTTAGGATCTTGAATATTATTTTTTACCAAAGGAATTAATGGAGTGTACTGTTGAGTAAATTCTTGTTCAGTCACTGTTCCACATTCTTTGCCTTGGCGAACTTGTTCAGAATGTTGTAAATATGTTTCAACCTCGGGATTACCACGGCCGCCTCCCATATACGGAACAGTTAAGAATGGTCGGGCTTGATTGCGAATTAAACATTTATTATTCTTGAACTCGGGCTGATTACGTAAGATAGAATCAGAATCAATAAAGGGATTATTATAACCATAGCCTTCACGAGGAAATAACATAAGATTTTTAGAAGCAAGAGGATTTACATCTCGTGCGCTAGGCACTAGATTTGTCGTAGCATAGTTGCCAGGGCCAACAGATTGGCCAAAATATTGTTCAATACCACATGTATCATCTCGTGTATGTGTTAAACGATTTATTTCAAATGTTCTTGCTGTCATCCTATCTAATAAATATTTTTCTAAAATAAGAATATAAATGGGAAGACCAGCCTCTAAAAAACTCACAAAAGATTTTTGTCGTTGTATCAAAAAAGTGCGTAGTTATATTAAACCGATTAAAGGAACTTCGGAACAAGCTGCTATCGCAGTTTGTACCAAAAGTGTATTACAAACAAAAGGAAAAACTCTTAAAAAGTTTAAATGCCGAAATGGAAAACTTTTTACTCAAAAGAAGAAGCGAAATAGTAGAAAATAAATCTACCGGAATTATAGCATTTAGTTTGATTTTTCAAAAGTTTCTATATGTCTATCATATATAGTATCATCAGATGATATAAATATATGATTTCTATCGGTAGATTCTATTTCTGGTAGTAAATTATCTTCTAACCATTTTTCTTTATATTTAAATACATCCATTTGTGTTATCCTAATTATTTTATAACCTTCTTGATGTGCTTTATTCATTTTATAAATATCTCTTTCAAGTTGTTCATAATTAGATTTCCAATTTGCTACAGGTTTAAAATGTTGTTCTCCATCAAGTTCAATAATAGTTTTTATTTCTGGAATACAATAATCAAAAGGTAAATGTATTTTATTTTTACATGAATCTAATTTGAACTGTGGGATAATTGTTGGATAATAATTTTTAAGAAAATCTAAAAGATATAATTCAGTTGTTGGATAACATTTTGGGCAACCAGAACCTTTTTCATGATATCGTGGGTATATACTAAATTCTCCATGCTTTTTACATATTATAGTAATAGGTGTTATTTGATTTATATAGTTTGTTTTACTATAATCATATTTATTATTCCATACTTTTTTATATCTTTCTAAAATAATTTCATTATTTAATTTATTACTTTGTCCTCTTTTGTTATTATCATAGCAATTCATACAACCAGTATCAAGAATATCATTAATTTTATAGTGTATTTTAAAATTACATTCTTTACAATAAGCATCAATTGAATCAAGTTTCTTATTATAAGAAGATAAATCATTAATAATCCAATTATCTTTAATTTTATCTTTAATTAATAATAGTTTATTATTAGATAAACAATCTTCACAACTTGTTAATGATATTTTTCTTTTAAGAATAACTTTTGGTCTTATTAAAATTTCATTATTACAAGTATTACATATTAATATAATATTAGTATCTTTATTAATAAATTTAACCTTTGAATAATTAAATGCTTTTGGATGTTTATTTTCACAATTTTTAATAAATTCTGTTTCTTTATTTATTTCTATTTTTGTATTTATTTTTGGTTCTATAATATTTTTTAATTTACATTTTTGACATCCAAATTGTATTAATGACCTAAACGTTCTAGTAAATTGTATATTACAATCATTACAAATAAAGTTTAATTTACTTGTAGCATTATTATATTCATTAATATTAAGAATTTCAATAGTATTAAATTTTTCTTTTAATCTTTTTAAAATTTCTTCATTTGAAAGACGATTTTTTTCAGTTCTATTATTAATACCATTTATTCTCTTTTCAGAATTATAAGTTAATTTCGTTTTATTTAATTGATTTATATTAATACATTTTTTACAAAATGCTCCTCCATAACTAACAATATTTCTAAAAGGTTTTTCATCTATAATTCCACATTTACATTTAAATGTAATAATAGAATGTTGAGTTAAATTATTATACTCACCAATAAGGTTAGCATTATCATTTTGTAATTTTTCATTTAATAAATGTATATCAAATTTTCTACGAGTTCTTAATTTTCTCATTCTTACTTAATTATTCGCAATATAAAATTTAATTTTTTTAATTTTGCCGGATAGAAATTCGTCTATAGTTTAAAAAAATTGATTTATCTTAAAGTTTTATTAAATTATTTTTCATCTTGTAAAATAATTTAATAAAAGTAGAAATGGATTTTTTGGTTTTTTTTGGAAAAACCGGTTTATGACATTAATAATATCATTAATTAGGGTCAGATAGCCAACTAACCGTCGCACCGTCGGTCCCAGGAAGACAGAAACCACCTTCTTTACAGGTTTTCCCTGGTATTCTATAGAGCCAATTCTGGTAAGATTCTTGGTCATTTGGAATAGTTGTTGAAGCAGTTGTAAAAAATTGACGTTGCGATTGTGTCTTTCCGAACACATCCGTAGGATCATTTACAAATTGTGTTTTAAAGAAATCATCTAATTCTACATTTACAGATGGATCCATAACAGAAGCTGCGGGAGCTCTTTTAGGATTATACTTAATCTCATCAATTAACACATTCATAAATGGATTTTTATCAGAAGGATACGTAACATTAGAACCTATAACCTCTTCTAGCACTCCATCCGGGACTTTTGTAGCATTTGTAATAGGAGAATTTTGAAAAGTTTCTCTTTTAGCTAACGGTATTTGGTCTTCATAGGTATAATATATACCATATAAGAGCAATCCTATAAATAATAGAATCAATATTACTTCCATCTACTTTGGCTCTACAGAGTTTGCTTTATTTTTCTTAGCTTCTAACTTCTTTTTTAAACGATTTCTTACTAAAGCTAAACGACCACTTGCATCATTTCCAGATTTACGTGCTAAATCCATATCTTCAAAATTAAAAGCAGAGCGGAAACTTTCTAATATATCTACAAATGCTGGATTGTTTTGAAACTCCTTCATGAGTTCCTCCGCTTCAGCGGCTAATTCTTGGGGACGGAGTTGTCCATTTTGAATTTTCTGTTGGAGACGTTTTCCAATTTTCTGGAGAGCATTTTGGATTAGATTTGGATTCTTAGTAGAAACACTAATCAATATTTCAAATGCTTTGCTTGGATTCTTTTCACATGCTTCAATATCTTCTTTACTAAATCCAAAATCCTTTGGATCAAATTCTTTTACCAATTCTTCTGCCAACTTAGCCATTTGTCCCTTTAAGAATTTTTCTGGAAGTGGTGGTAGACCAGAAGAACCACCTTTTGATCCAAACATCTCAAAGAATTTTGAAGACATTGTATTAAAATCTATACCTTCCATCCGTGTTTTCCATTCTCCCATCATTTTATTAACCCATTCTTGAGAAATACCATCAGTGTCACCCGTTGAATATACTACACATAAATCTAAAATTGAATTATATTCATTAATCGCCTTTAACGTATTATCAGATAGCGTAGTCCAAATACCATTCGGAATTGTTACGCCGGGTAATACAGTATGCGTGCTTTCATGCTTTTTAAATACATGCGTTTTATATAATTCTAGACGTTTATCTTTAGAAATAAGTTTTGCTTTATTAATATCATTTGTTAATTCTGGGCAAGCTCCTAGCAGATCTACACAGAATTCATCATATTTTGAGTTAAACGTGGTCTCCATATTCTTTCTTAAAATTAACTTTTATTTATTCTTTACGCCACTTTAAATTTTTCTACTAAAGCATTTAACACTTTCAAATAATTCCAAATGGATTTTTTATTTCCATCAGAAAGTGTGTGCCAATGTTTATTAAAGATTGATAATGCTGGAGAAATCTCATTAAATTGCTTCTCAATTTTCTCATTGGCGTATTTAATAATATAATTGGCATCTTCATTTTTAACAGCCTCATTAATACCTTTATAGACATGTTCATAATATAAATCTAAAATTAGTTTAGGATTACTTGCTTTAGCGAATTTAATCATCTCTAAAGCACTTTTAATATCACGTTCTTCTGGAAAACTATCTGATAGATCTTCAAAAAAACGGATTAATTGATTGTTAAATGCTCCTAAAACAGTGGTCATTGTTCTTATATTAATAATGTAAAGATTCTTTATATATTTATTTTACATAGGGAATTATTTTCATAGGGAATTATTTTCATAGGGAATTATTTTCATAGGGAATTATTTACATAGGCATTCGTTTTTGAGGCATTCCTATATCACGAGAACGTTGATATTCTTCCATTTGTTTATCAAACATTTCTTCCTTTTTAGATTTTGTGCGACCTTGTTCAGATTTTCCGGGATAAAAATCTTGTGATGCCTTTTCACCTCGGGCATTTCCTCCACCTAGAAACTCAAATGCTCCAGGGATTGTCTGACCTCCATTTCCTTGAACACTTGTATCGGAGTCATTAAAACTATATCCAACTCCTTTGGCAAAACTTACATTTTCAGCAGCATTCCATCCATCCAACTCTGAATCATTTGATTGTTGAACATTTGCTCCATGTTTCATTTTTTCTTCATATAACCAATTCATAACCTCTCCATCAGTGCGAGGCTCCGATTCACCTTGAATTACAAGAGTTGGAACTTTCTTTAACCATTTTGGTAAATTAGGATTATTATCAACAGCTATATACTGGAATTGAGACTTGAAAGGCGTTTGAGATATTTCTTGAATAAATGCCTTAGACCATTGGCATTTTAAAGAATAGAAGCATATGTTCTTTTTATCCATTAATATTCTCTTAGAACTATCAATATTTAAGAAAACGCAGAATATAAAAGCAGAAAAATAAAAAAATTAAATTAAATATTAAAGTATTAATATTATTAGTAAAATGACTACTGCCCTAAAGAAGATTACTACCGGAGTTAGTTTCAAAAATATTAAATATGAAGATAAATTTACTCTTAATTTTCAACTCGTAGATACCCATGTAAGTTATGCAAATACTCTTCGTCGTATTATTCTTACTGAAGTGCCTTGTGTTGGATTTAGAGCTGAGATATTAAAAGATGGTTCTACAAGTGATGTAAAAATTCTAAAAAATACTACTGCTATGTCTAATGAAATGCTTGCTCATCGTATTGGTCTTATTGTGGTTCACGCCAATCCCAGTAATTGGGAACCAAATAAATATGAATTTAAACTAAATATTGAAAATAATACTGATAAACCTCTTGATGTAAAAGTAAGTGATATTGAAGTATTTGAACGGGATGATTCTGGTGAATTAAAGAAAATTCCTAATACAAAATTCTTCCATCCTGATCCTATTACTCATGATACTAGTCTATTAGCAGTGCTAAAACCTAAAATTGGTAATAATAATGTAGAAACAGTTGCGTTTGAAGCAAAAGCAACTGTTGGAGTTGGTCGTGAAAATGTTCGTTTTAATCCAGTAAGTCAATGTTCATATGGATATACTCGTGATGAAAATCCTGAAAAAAGAAAACAAATATTTTCAGATTGGCTTGATCGCCATAAGAAACTTCGTATTGAAGAACTTGATCAAGATTCCTCTCGTAAGGCATTACTTGAAAAAGAATTTGAAACCATGGAAGCACAACGATGCTATACTACAAATGAAAAAGGAGAACCTAATAGTTTTGATTTTGTAATTGAAAGTGTTGGAGTCTTTGATCCATATGATATTGTTATTGAAGCACTAAAAGTTCTTGAGCGAAAGTGTCATGCTTATGCTGCGTTAGATAAAGGTGATCTGCCTGAAAATGTTAAATTACAACCTACAAAGAAAGAGGCTCGTGGATTTGATATTTATTTCCAACATGAAGATCATACACTTGGTAATCTACTAACTACTTATATGGATGAACATCTACTTGATCCAAATGGTCTCAAAGAAGGCACTATAAGTTATTGTGGATATTGTGTTCCCCATCCTCTACGTGATGAAATGCTTATGACCATTCTAGCAAAAGACGATCTAGTATGCCGCAAAGCTATTGCCACTGCTGCTGCAAGTTGTGTAAAGATGTTTGCTTCTTGGCGTGAAAAATTGATTGTTCAAAAACATTAGTCTAATATTTATATACTCATTTTTTTTGTATATACGCTCCGTTTTATTATGAATTATTTATCAATACGATTAAATTATAGAATGTTAAATACACGTAATATAGATAAAATAAAATCACATAATAATTCACCACCTTCCTCACCACCTTCCTCACCACCTTCCTCACCACCTTCCTCACCACGTCGCCCTATTATGTTTACTCCACCTCGTAATCCTACTCAACCTACTCATCCATCTGTCTCTACTTCCCCTACACGACCTTCTTCAGATGGCTTCTCTTCTAATGATTCTTCTACAAGTATTTCATCTCCAATGGTTATGATAAGTATTAAGAGATTGAATCAATTAGAATTATTAGAAAAAAGTTACCATTAATGATTCAAGAAGCGATTGAAACAAATAAAAAAGAAAAACTTAAATTATTACATGAAAAAGATAAATTAAATCCAGCATCTGTTAATTTACGTGTAAAACGATATATAAGTAAAAATAAAGATGCTATAAATGAAAAAAGACGCCTAAAACGTGAAGAAATGAATAAAAAAAAATTAGAAAATTCTTTACTACCTTCTGCGAAAAATAAAAATGTAAAATCAAAAGAAGACAAACCATTAAAAGAAGATAATTCATCAAAAAACAATATAACCTATGTAGATGACTTAACGGTGCGTTTTGATCAAAATACATGATATTAATGCGTCCCGGAATTTTTTTTCGTTATTACAAATATAAGATGCCTCGTAATCGTGATGACGACTGTGCTTCATGTGGGAATGACGATGCGAATTGCGAATGCCGCGGCCCTCCTGGCCCGCCAGGTCGTGATGGTCAAGATGGACGTGATGGACAGAATGGACGTGATGGGAAAGATGGGCGCGATGGTTGCAGAGGCCCCAAAGGTCCCCAAGGTTGCCATGGTCACGATGGAGCTACTGGTCCCACTGGCTGGACTGGATACACGGGCCCTTCTGGTGGCCCCACTGGCGATGTAGGTCCTACTGGTGATTTTGGCCCCACTGGTCCTACTGGTGATTTAGGTCCTACTGGTCCTGAAGGCGGTCCTACTGGCCCTACTGGTCCTGAAGGTGGTCCTACTGGACCAACTGGTGATGTAGGTCCTACTGGTGATTTTGGTCCTACTGGTCCTTCTGGTGGCCCCACTGGTGAGACAGGTCCTACTGGTGAATTAGGCCCCACTGGTCCTTCTGGTGGGCCCACTGGTGAGACAGGTCCTACTGGTGATTTTGGCCCCACTGGTCCTTCTGGTGGTCCCACTGGTGAGACTGGTCCTACTGGTGAATTAGGCCCCACTGGTCCTGTTGTATTTATTATTAATTAAAAAATTTAATTATAATAAATATTAATCAACTTCTTCTACCTTTGGCGGAGAAGGCATTGGCATCTGTTCAGCGCTATCAGTAGGCGTTTGTGAAGCATATAGTTTCATCATAATAGGTTGAAGAACTTTCTCAGCTTCTGTCTTACGCTCCTTATAAGTTTCCATATCCTCATCGTTATGTTCATCTAGCCAAGTAATATGTGTTGCTACTAGACTCTCACCTTTTTCAACATCTTCCGCTGGAAGTTTATCTTTCACTTTACTGTCGCGGAGTGAGTTTCTTACATTATATAGATAAGATTCAAGTTCATTCTTTGCTTCAACCTTTGCCATCATTTTCTTATCCGCTTCCGCATTTAGTTCAGCATCACCAACCATCTTCTCAATATCTTCAGCACTTAGACGACCCTTATCATTTTTAATTGTAATATTATTAGACTTACCAGTAGATTTCTCAACAGCAGAAACTGAAAGAATTCCATTGGCATCAATATCATATGTAATCTCAATTTGAGGAACTCCACGTGGCATTGGAGGGATTCCTTCAAGACGGAATGTTCCTAGCATATTATTATCCTTTGTAAACTGACGTTCTCCTTCAAACACACGAATATCAACTGCTGGCTGATTATCAGAAAATGTAGAGAAAGTCATTGTCTTCTTTGTAGGAATTGTAGTATTACGTTTAATGAGAGTTGTCATTACATTCCCAGAAGTCTCAATACCCAAACTCAAAGGCGTGACATCTAGTAAAAGAATATCACTTGTAATATCATTTTTACCATTGCCAGAAAGAATATGTGCTTGAACCGCAGCACCATATGCTACCGCTTCATCGGGATGAATGCTATTACATAGTTCCTTTCCTCCAAAATATTCTTTTAATAGTTGCTGGACACGAGGAATACGAGATGATCCACCTACAAGCACAACATCATCTACATCACCCTTGGCAACCTTAGAATCTCTTAGAACTTGCTCTACAGGTCCTAGCGTGCTACGGAATAAATCATCACATAGGGTTTCAAACTTAGCACGAGTTAACATAAACATCATATCAATGCCATCCGCAATGCTATCCACTTCTAGACTTGTTTGAGTAGAAATAGAAAGAGTTTTCTTGGCACGTTCCGCTGCTAGACGGAGACGACCAAGTGCCTTCGGATATGTGCGTAGATCAATCTTATGTTTCTTTTTAAATTCTTCAACTGCCCAATCTACAATACGATTATCAAAATCTTGCCCCAATTTGTTATCATGTGGCTCTTTATCCACATATCTTATAGTTTCCTATAAGTTCAGACTATATCTTCTTACATTAATTATGTAAGGAACCCATTCGTGGATATTTTATCATACCTTTCGGATTAGATTACTTTATCTAGTCGTTGAACCTTCATCCACTTTCGTTGGACGCTTGGATGCGGATTGCCCATTTTGGATATATTATATCCTTATTCGTCACATTTTTACCATACCACAAATAGTTACTTTGTGCCATCAACACTATTACTAGGTTGATTTGGTAGTGATTTATTTAAAAATTCGTTGGCTTTTATTTTATATTTTCTTATTAACTCATAATTTATTTTATCACTTTTTTCTAAATTTTCTTTTGCCCAACATGGACGAAGATTTTTCCAGTTAAAACATTCTTTAACATCTTCATCTTTTGATAAATCATAAGAACAACATGGTTTAATATGATCTATGTGCCATTTGCCATAGTTATTAAAATCCATATTGTCTTCAAATAGGAATTCAAACCATTTTTTTAATAAATCAAGAGAACACCCAACATAATTTAATGTAGTATTATCTTTTCTTAAAGAAAAACTTAGTAAAACATCTTTTATACGTATATTAAGACTATTTCTAATTCGTCTATTAATTTTTAACCCTTGTTTCTTATATTTTTCTTTTATTTTTTCAGGGTTATTTTTAACGTATTTTTTTTCAGATTCTTTTTGTTTTTCTTTATTCCAAGTTGGAGGTGTCCAGCAAGATGAGCATTTATGATAAAACCCATCAGTTGATTTATTATTTTTCTTGAATTCATTAACTGATTTTTCAATATTACATGTATTACATATTTTTTTAGAAATTAATATTTGTTTTTGTGTAATTATTTTATTTCTATTCTTTTTTTCACATTCTATACATGAATTACGATAACCACATTTATTTGTAGAAGAAGTATAAAAATTAATAATAGGTAATCGTTTATTACAAGAACTACATTCTTTATCTTTTAAAAGAATTTTTTTATTCTCATTTATTTTCCTATTTTTTTCGTTTCTTATCTTCATTTGTGTTATTTTACACAATTTACAAGTATTGCGATAATAATTTTTATCCTTTGTGAATAATTCAATACTTAAGTTTTTATTACATTTCAAACAAATTTTTTCATTTAATTCTGAGTTCATTTATTATGTGCCAACATAATTTTTTTATAAATTTTACGACTTTAGGGTGTCCCCGCAATTAGAGTTCTTTAACCTCAGCCGGATTATGTTAACCGAGGAGCGTATTTCCCGCTGTAGCTTTTACTTCAAAAATACCATCATCAATTGATAATAGTGAAACATCAAAAGTTCCCAATTTGTTATCGTTTGGCTCTTTATCCAAACTTCTTATAGTTTCCTATAAGTTCAGACTATATCTTATTACTATATATTTATAGTAATCTAGGCACTCGTGGATATTTCATCATGCTTTTCAGTTTAGATTACTTTATCTAGTCGTTGAACCTTCATCCACTTTCGTTGGACGCTTGGATGCTGATTGCCCAATCCTATTATTTTTCAAACATTCACGCTCACCGTTACCAGTCACGTTGTAGTATAATAGGCTCTAAGGGGATCCCAGCAATTCACCTAGTTTTTTTACTTGGAAGCAGATTATTGTTTACCACCAAGGTCAAAAATGACTACTTTACGCTCACTACCAGTCTTATTATTAAGACCATATGCAATACAAGCACTAGTAGGCTCAGCAAGAAGACGTAATACATTTAGTCCAGCAATACGACCAGCATCCTTAGTAGCCTGACGCTGATTATCATTAAAATATGCTGGAACAGTAATAACCGCATCCTTTACTTCTTCACCGAGATATGCTTCAGCCATGGACTTTAGTTTTTGTAGCACCATAGCAGAAATTTCTTCAGCATAATATTTCTTAGTTTCACCTTTAAAATCAACAATAATCTGTGGACGATTATTACCATCATTTACAACTTTAAAAGGCCAATTATTCATCATTTTTTGAACTTCAGTATCATCAAATGTGCGACCAATGAGACGTTTAGCATCAAATACAGTATTTTTAGGATTTGTTGCACTCATAGACTTTGCCGCTTCGCCGACAATACGTTCTTCATTTGTAAATGAAACATACGAAGGAACCGTGCGATTACCTGATTCTGATGAAATAATTTCTACTTTATTATTTTTCCATACTGCCACCATGGACATACAAGTAGCAAGATCAATGCCAATAACATACTTGGAAGAAGCCATTTTAATGTATTCTAAGATACTATATTAAAAATGCTTTATATACTTTACGGCTTAACTAGTAAAATAGTTTTAGTATAAATCTATAGGGAGAATGGATCATGAGAATAATCCAAAAGAAGAACAAATAGAATTAGGAGATAAAATCCATATATTTGGAGGAAGATTTGATAATACACGAGGAAGAATATATTATCTAGATGAACATTTAATAAGAATTCTTCCAGATGGAATTTCTGATAGATTAGTGGATTTACAAATTGATGATGGATATTTAAAAGAAGAATATGAAATTGAAAATCTGTTTATAGTTTCTAAACGGACAAATCCACTCTTTGTTATTCAACAAGATTACAGAGTTGGTCAATTAGCAGAAGCATTCCATGGTCCTGATGGTAGTCCAGTGGGAAAATATGTTATTCAAGTTGTCCATGAAAAAAAAGATTCTATTGAACTCCGTGATCAGAATAACGATATTATAAGTCTAGAGTTTGAGGGAAAAGGTATACCATTAGATTCTGGGATTGATGTATTACGATCTCGTGAACTTCCTAAAATATCGGATGAAGAATCGGCGGATGAAGAATCCGCAATGGAAGAAACTGCTGAAGCAAAGGCAATTAAAGATCAAGAAAAAGAAGAACTTATTTTGGGAGAAGAAGCAGAAATTGAGATAGTAACACAAGCAGAAATTAAAGAAATTGCTTCTTCTAAACGAAATTATCCCGATAGTGTTCAACGGAGTGATATGTTACAAGATTTAATTACAAGATTAAATTTAAAAGAACAAAAATCAGAAAAGAAAATAAAACAACTTCGTAAAGTTACAGAATTATGTTTACTTTTACGTAATGAATTAGTATTATATGGAAAGAATAATTTACCAATAGGTAAGAAAGCAACATCATTAGATACTATTACAGATTTAGTATCAAATCATAATAATAATTTTTCTAAACCAGTAATTGATTCAAAGCGTGTTGTGTATTTAGATGGTGAATCTGGCACAAAAGAAACAACATTAAATATTGATATAAGATATTTACAAGAACAAATATCTATAGAAAATACATATGCTAAAACGCAATTTGTAGGAAATCAAAATGTTGTTTCAACGGATATATTACCAAATTGGTATATTGGATGGGACAGATTTAATAAGGAACATTTTTTAAGTTGGTCTTCTAAAATGAAGCAAGATGCAACCCAATTCCAAAATGATAGAGAATTCTTTAGAAATCCTTATGTTGAAGATATTGATGTTAAAGAAGTGGATGGATTACCAGCATTTCCTTATCCTACAGAAGGTAATAAATATATTCCATTAACAATTGATGCTTTAGAAAGTGTATTATTTAGTATGTTAAGAGGATTAAAAGGAAGAGTAGGAAGATTGCGTGAAAAAGAAAATCCACGTTTATTAGAAAGTCCTGAAGAAGGTATTATTTCTAGTTATTTATTATTTCCAAAAATGTATGAAAGAGAATTAGGTGCAATACGTTCTGGAAAACTTGCGTATGATATTTCTCGTTCTATATCACAATCAAAATACATGGAACTAATATTAAAAAAAGGTATTTCAATTGTTCCAAGTGCTGGTGGAATTCTTGTAGTTGGAGCAAATAATTCTACTACTGGAAATATTGTTATTGAAGATTGGCTCAAAAATTTACCAATTATAATATATGGTTTAGGAGATTCTTTAGTAGAATTAAAATCATATGGATTTCAAAATAAAGAATTTTCTTATGAACAGCAAAATGTATTAATTAATAAGATTGAAGAAACAATTGCTCATATCAAAAATCATATATTATATGTTCGTGAAAGAGCAAATAAACAGATGGAAAATAAAGAATTTATAAATAAAAATCTTTTGAATACTGAACAATCTCAAGATATGTTTACTATATTAAATTCCGAACCAATTCTTCAACAATATATTTCTTCTTTTAAAAAGTATATGCCATATTATAGAAATAATGATGTTGCTATATTTGCTGGATTAAATTATTATGTTCAAGATTTATTATATGCTACACTTGCTGGATATCCAGAAAATCTTACTAGATTTAGAAATATATTTGTAAATAAACAATTTGTTGAAAGTTTACAGCATGCTTTATTATTAAGTATTAAAGATGAAGAAAGAACTTATCAACCTGAAATAAATAGTTGTGGACATGTGAAGAGTTTAACAATAATAAGAAAAGTTAAAGATAATAATGATCGTATGAAATTATTATCAAAATTTATAACACAATATCAGAGTTATAAGAAAGATAATTTTATTTATTGTGTTGAATGTAATAAGTCATGTTTATGTGAGCATGAATATTTAATTTTACAAGAATATTTACATCCTCGTGAAAAAGAAACAATTCATAAAGAATTATTGATTCGTTTTAGTGGTGGAGTATTTCAAGGAAAGTTTATTTGTAATAATTGTGGTCAAGCAATTGCGGATTTAGAATTTGATAATTCATTAGAATATAGTGATGAAGGAGCACCATTAATAGGAAGAAGTGAATTGGTTGATAAAGATGCTATAGAAGAAGATGAAATAACACAAGCTCTTGGAATTCCAGTTGGAACAGAAAAAGAAATACAATTTGATACACCAGCAAAAACTTTATATTATCAGAAAGCACGTGAATTATTTGATAAAGTTGGTATATTTCCTGATGCAATTGGATATATTCGTATTGTAAATGGTGTTGATATAACAGTTTCAAAAAGACCTACAAGAGAACAATATAATAGTAAGATTAAGGAAGCACAAAAACAACAGAAAGGTATGAAAGCAATAGATTATGATATTTATATTAATAGAACAATAATAGCGTCAATAATATCGTATAGTATAGTTGAAATACAAACACGAATTCCAAATTATATACCTCGTTATTCAAGTGCTGGATGTGTTATTAATTTAAAAGGCTATCCATTAGGAAAAGAATCTGATAAAGGAATTATTGAATATTTATGTTGTATTGCGTCAGGTATAATTCTAGCAAAAGCATATTCTGAAACAGATGATCCATGGAGATTAACAAGATTTCAAGATGAAAGAAGTGATAAGAAACGTCAAGAAGCAATTATTAAATATACAGAAAGTATATTAAAAGAAATATTATTATATAATGATGTTCAAGAATTAATTATTAAGAAAAAAGAATATTTAATAAAAACATATGGAAAACAAGAACAAATAGAAGGATTATCTGAAAAGATACGAGATGGATTTACACCATATATATATAAAGATATTGATGAAGTAATTGTACCAGATGCGGCAAATACATATGAGAAAGTTCGTGGATATATATTTGAAACTCATAAACAAGCAAAAGATAATTATAAACAAGCAAAAGATATACAAACATGTTGTTTTGATAATATTAGTAAGCCATTAGAATTCTGGAAAAATAAAATAAATATTATATTACCACCAAAAAATCCTCCAAGTGGTCCTATTAATAGTCATAGTAGTTTTTTATTTGAATTACGTAAAGAACAACGACTTGATTTTTCTATATCAAAAGATGATTATTATAAATTATTCTTAAAAGTATGTTATCAAGGAGAAAGACTTGGATATACTCATGAATTTGGATATAATAATATATGTCATAATTGTGGATGTAAGAGATCAGAGGATGAATCAGATTTAAAAACACAAGGTATTGAAATTAATGAAACAACATATCAAAAATTATTAAATGCGGTTCATATTATAAATTCTGTTGTGCAAGATAAGAAAATAAAGATTGAAGTTGGAGATGAATTATTCCAGATTTTAAATAATATTACACCAACACCTTATGCTGAATGGAAATCTATGTTAAATGAAACATATATAAATTTAAAGAGTTTAGAATCTGGAGGAGCAACAAATGATGCTGATATAGCAGTTGCGTATGGTAAGATTTCTAGTTACGCAATTCAGACTATTGAAGAGTTACGTGGATTTATTTCTGAACAAGATAAATTATTAATTGAACAATTATTAGATCAACCATTAAAACAAGTATTAGAATCAATTGAAACATCAATATTATTACCATTAACAAGAATAATAAATGGATTTAATCTTGATCAATTAGATGTGCCAGCAAGTTAT